ATCCTCTTCTTTGATAGCTTCGGATTCTTCGCTATCATTATCTACGATATTCAGTATCTTGGTTCTCCGTTCATCGCCGTATTTCTGGGTAACTTCGCGCAGAACCTTAATTAATTCTTCATCAAGTGCAATAGGGGTATTTAATAAGTACTGATACCACTCAATATTTTTAACAAGTTCTTCTTGCTCGTTATTTAATTTTACAATGTCGAGACGAGTTAGAGAAGAAAGCTTCATTGCAAGAATTGCTTTAGCTTGTTCTTCATTGAACTGGAATTTGTTAATTAGTTGAATGGAAGCTTCTGATGGACTAGACGACGCGCGAATTGTCGCTACCACATCATCAATAATTGAATATGCGCGAATAAGGCCATCGACGATATTTTTGCGCACGCAAGCTTTATCGAGATCGAATTGAATTTCACGAGTTTTGCATTGACGGATATGTGCAATATACTCTTCAAAGCATTGCTTCAGTCCAAATACTTGAGGCCATCTTCCATCTTTAAGCATTGTAAAATTAATTCCAAAATACGATTCTAGAGAAGTATTCTTATAAAGATATTGAATAGCTTTTTTAGGATTTGTTCCCTTCTTTAAATAAATTTTAATTAAAGGAGTTTCACCTGTTAGATCATTAAATCTGTCAATAAAGGTGGTTTCCTCATTTTCATTAATAATTGTTTCCAGTTCTCCACAAATAGTATTGGTATATATCATATATGGAATTTCCGTTACAATTAAACAATTTTCATCAGGTTGATAATTAATTGTAGAACGAATTTTACATGAATTACCCTGTCCATTACGCAGGCTTTCCTTAACCTCATTCTTATTTAAAAGTGTAGCTCCAGTAGGAAAGTCAGGATAACAAACAATATCATCAAAATCAATCTCTGGATTTTGAATTACTTTAATAATCGCTTCATTTACTTCTCGTAGATTCATTGGAGGTACGCTAGATGAAGCACCGATTCCAATGCCCATTGTACCATTAACAATATTATAGAAACCGATGGAGGGTAGAACTGATGGATAACGCTCGGTGTCATCATAGTTATCTAACCATACATCTATAGTCTCTTTATTGATACTATTGAACATCTTCTCACTAAAATCAGTTAATCGAGAAGAAGTATAACGAGGCGCCGCCCAGTTACCACTTTCCATAAGGTTGCCAAATGAACCTTCAACTTCAATAAGAGGGTAACGCATTGAGAACGGTTGACCTGCGCGCATAATAATACCTTCTGCGCTACTATCACCATGAATATACATTCTACTGGCACTACCAATTGCTTTTAGCGTCTTTTTAAACGGCTTATTGTGTGTAAATTTATCAGTATATAAGCAATAGAAAATTTGTCGCGCGGAAGGCTTCAAACAATCTCTAACATCGACAAGCGCGCGAGACTGCAATACTGCACCAGCGTATTGACTAAATGATTGCTCAATTACTTGTTTTAAATTAGACACTTTATTTCCTCCTTATTTATTTATATTATAACGTATTTTCTAAGAAAAGTCAAGTTATTCATGTATCTCAGAAAAATCAACATTATCGAAAATAAAAGTCTTACGATATGAATTATCTTCACCCATTAATTGAGCAAGCATTAATAATGATTCTTCGTCTGGAATTAAAACATCCATTCGTTGATTTTTAGGATTAAACATGGAATCCTTTGCTTGTTGTGCGCTTAAAGAACCAAGGCCTTTATTTCTTTGTAGCTCGCCGGTAATTTTTACATCTTTAATTTCTTCATCTGTAAAAAAATAATTTTCCTTTTTACCAACTTTCTCTATATAAAGAGGAGAACGAAGCCAGCAGAGTCTACCTTCTTCTAAAAATTGCGGTGCGAGCTTATAGATTGCAGCCATTATTAGCAGTCCTATATGAAAACCATCAGAATCTGAATCGCTGCATATAGCGATACGACCATATCGAAGTCGACTTGAATTATATTTACCAGGAACAATATTCATTGCACTAAGCAATAAATTAATTTCCTCATTAGCGAATATCTTTTCTTCATTATGTGCGAGACAGTTAATAATTTTCCCGCGAATTGCAAGAATGCCATATTTTTTAATATCCCGCGCGACAGCCATACTTGACGCGGCAGAATTGCCTTCTACAATCAATAAGGTTGAATCTTGACCAAGAAATTCTGCATCTTTTAGCTTATCTGAAGAGAATACTTTACGCTTTTGATTTTTCTCTATTTGATTGGTTGCTTGAAGAACTGCATTACGAGCTTTTTCCGCCGCCGCTTCTGCTTTTTCAACTTTTTCTAACATGGTTACTACCACATTAAAATCATTTGAACGTTGAATAGAAAATTGCTTTAAGGCTTCTGTTATTGCTGCCGAAGTAGCTGTTGCAGCCTCTTTATTAGCGAGCGCTGTTTTAGCTTGGTTTGAAAATTGACCAACTCGGACTTTTACTGATACAAAGCCATCAAGAACACCGCGAATAGCTTCACCATCAAATTTTTTACCAGCAAGAGAATTAAAAGTGCGTGTTAATGAGCTTTTAAATTGACTAATAAACGCGCCGCCGTCAACCATATAAAGGCCGTTTGCATATCCTTTAATCTGACCACGCTTCTTAACCCATTGTAATGCTAATTCAACCTCACAATCATCAGTCTTATAAAAATGTTGAAAAGGTTTAGAAAGAGCATTTGTAGTATCTAGTCCGTCGATAAGACCATTTTTAGAGATAAATACTTGTTCTTGACCATCAACATTTAAAATAATCTTTAAACCGCGCGAAAAGTAAGAAAGTTGGCGAAGTGTTTTAGACAATACTTCAATGTCAATTCTAGTATCTTTTCCATAAACTTTCTCAGAAGGAATATAAGTAATTTTAGTGCCTGTTTTATTAGACTTACCAATAATCTTTACTTCTTCATCAGGCACTGCTCCCTCATCGGTTTCATGAAAAGATTGAAAATAAATATTTCCTTCACGCTGAACTTCTACCTTCAGCCACTTGGCGGTATGGCAAACAATTTTATTGCCTTGACCATTACACCCAACGCTACTTGAATATGCTGTTTTATCATCGTATTTAGCGCCGCTATGCGGAATTAGAAATGCTGCCGTAAGAGCATTCATACCATCATCACGCACAGCGCAAGGGATTCCCCTCATGTTATCTTCTGCTGTAATTTCATTAGTTTTAGTATCTATCGTAATTTTAATTTGAGCATTTTTCTGATTCGTTGCGGCATATTCATCTTGAGCATTATATACAAGTTCACGCAAACCCAAATCCATTGCTTCTTGTAAATCTGCTGATAAATACATTCCAAGTCGTTCACGATATGCTCTACCTGGAGATAGGGTTTGAATATCATTTGCCGAATAACTTAAATTATTCATCTATAAACCTCCAATGAAATCCGCTCGCTGATTTTTGTTTTCCTCGACAATTTCTACTTATTGTTTCTCCTAATATTCCCGTTGTTCTTTCTGCATCAGCCAAACTTTCATAAACAACTCCTGTTTCAATACATTGAACTGGTTTTCTATGTTGAGCAAGCTGATTATTTCTATTATGCTCTGGTGTTCTTTTATGTTTTTTAAGAGCTTCACTAATTGCTTTTTTATGTTCTTCTGATTTTGGAACGCCTTTTCTAGTTTGACTCATTTTATCTTTCGTTGTTTGGCTTGCTAAATGATTTAATCCACCAGAATTTAAATTAAATCCATTATTTATAGAATCATATTTAGTAATTAATTCTTCTTCTTTTTCATTAGCTTCAGATAAAGTTAAATTAGAATATAGAATTTCATGTTCAAAATTTTCCCATCCATACGTTAATATTGCTGCATAAAACGCTGGACAATTTTTATAAGCACTGGGCTTCCAGCGCATTTTAATATTATTTGTTTGACCAATATAAACACGTCCATCATTTTTTAAAGTGTGCTTATAAACACACCAATCTTTATCTGTTGGTAAAGACATTATAATCACCATCCTAATATTCTTTCTGCCATCTCTAATCTCTTAGGTTCTTGTTCTTCAAAATATTTTAGCAAACTATCAAATTTATCGCCTGATAAATTTGAAGAGCCAGAACGCCATTTATAAAGCATGGCAGAACTTATTCCTGTTTCCGCGGCAATACCTTCAACATTTCGTCCGTTTTCATATTTAATTTTTGCCGCGGTACGAAGTAATTCATTCATTTCCGCGAATGTTTTATACATATTACCGCCTCCTTTCATAGAATAAGTAAGATTATTAGAATGAGATTATAATATTTTTTACCGAGATTAAAATATTTTTTTCCACTTTCATATATAAATATTATATCATAAATTAAAAGAAAAGTCAAACCTATTGGTTTGACTTTATTTTATTATCATTTTTAATAACTGTTGCGCCAGATAGTTCTTGAATACAAGTATCAGTTAAATCCATTACTTTTTCGCCATCTTTTGTATAAAGACCCGCTTCTATAATTTCTGTAATTTTATACTCGAGCATCCCTAATTTTCACCCAATCCTCTTCCCTAATTCCACCGCACAAATATTTCTCATAAAGATTATACCAGCAAATATCGAAGTAAGTGTTATTCATCTTACCTTTATATAGCTCATTCAGCGGCACAATGATGTAATTAGGTTTAAGTACAACAATTTTATCCCAAACGCTATTCATAGTACGATAGCCGCGCCGTGTCATTTCTTCACGAACATAGTAAGCATAGGAAATGAAGTGGTCAAAGTCGTAATCTATTACAAAATTCACTAAGAGATGATTCGGTCCTCCATTCTTTTGTACTGAACCTGCAATAGATGATAGCTCGCGCCATTGCGCTACAAGCTGTTCACGTGGAAGTACTCTAATAAGATCACGATGCCACAAACGCACTATTAATTCCACTCCTTTGTAATAACATACTTAAATTCGTAATATTGCCGCCAATTGTTTTCGCAATCTTTGCAATGACAGTCAATATAATAATGACCTGTTCCATCAAAGGAAAATTCAGTTTCGTTTGTATCATACTGATACCAATTATCGCTGCCGCATTTGGGACAAGTGGAATCATAAATTGTTTTACTCATGGTAATTTATCCTTTCGTCATCAAGGATATA